CGGCAAGGGCCAGGATGTGCCGTTCAGCGAGAAGGCCAAGGCCGACCTGTTGAACGTGCCCCTGGTCGCTGCTGCGATCGTGAGTGCTTGGCTGGACAGCCTCAGCAAGGGCAAACGAAAAAACTGACAGAGGCCGCCGAGTATTGGGCAGGCGGTGGCCGTGACAATGGAGAACAGCTGGATGACGACGCTAAAGCGTTTGGCGTTGTCGTTGAGCAGCCTGAGCCGGAGCACTTTGAGGTGTGGCCGGAGAACTGGGATGCGGTGCTGATGTTCACCAGGCTGCAAACGCAATGGCGCGCAAGTGCTGGCGGCGTTATCGGCCTCGACTATGGGGCCGTGGAATGGCTCCTTAGACTGTACGAAGTGAAAGACCAGCGCGCCTTGCTGGAGGATCTGCAGATCATGGAAGGCGCAGCGCTGGCGGTGATTCATCGGGAGGGTTGAGCCATGGCAATGACCCTCGACACGGCGATCAAGTTCACCGCCAAGCTGGAGGGCCAAGGGCTCGACCAGCTCAAGCGGAACCTCCAAGGGCTGAGCCAGCAGAGCAACGTCAGCAAGCGATCGCTCGATCAGCTCTACACCGCAACGCAGAAGCTGGGCTCAGCGTCCGGCAATACAATCAGCGGCCTGCAGAAGACCGTTGGCGCACTTAAGGCGCTGCGTGATCAGGCGGAGTTTGGAAGCCGGCGATTCCAGCTGCTGACCCGCGATATTGAGGCCGCGGAGGCTCGCCTGCAGCGCTTCCAAGGCACGGCCAGCCGCACCGGCGGCATCGGCCGCGGCGAGGCGCTGCTGGCTGGCATCGCCGGCGGTATTGCCGCCCAAGCCACGCAGTATGCGGTGCAGGGTGTAAGCGCCGTGGGGCGCGTCGGTCTTGATGCGGAATCGTCCCGCGTGCGTCTTAAGGCACTGACCGATGAGTTCGGTGAGTTCAACCAAGCGCAGCAGTCTGCAGCGCGGATCGCGCAGACGCTGCGGCTGAGCACGATCGAGGCGGAAAAGGGTTTCGCCGATCTCTACGCATCACTCCGCCCCACCGGCGTCACCATTCAGGAGATCGAGAAGGCATTTATCGGCTTCACCGCCGCGGCCCGCAACAGTGGTGCCACGGCGCAGGAATCGTCGGCTGCGATGGTTCAGCTGAAGCAGGCGCTGGCTTCCGGTGTTCTGCAGGGTGAGGAACTGCGCTCCATCCGTGAGCAGGCGCCGCTGGTGGCGCAGGCAATCGCTGCCGAGATGGGGGTGACGATCGGCTCCCTGAAGGAGCTGGCGTCTGAGGGCAAAGTCACCACCGACATCGTGCTGCGTGCTCTGGCCAAACTGAGCGAGACGCAGCTCGGCAAGCTCAATGCGCAATTCGACACCGGCACGCAAGCGCTCAAGGATCTAAGCAACGCAGCGACTGAACTCGGCACGGAGGTAGCCAAGACCTTCGGTCCGACAGCTGTTGCGCTAATCCGCGATTTCACCCGGTTTCTGAAGGATGCCAGCAGAGTTTGGGATTCGCTTTTCGGAGGGGGTGGTGATGCAGCTGCTCGGCAGGAAGAAGCCGTGCGCGCGCGTCAGCAGGCGCTACAGGACGCACAGAGGCGCTTCCCTAATCCGTTCGGGCTGAATATCGGCGAGCGCGAGTCCTATCTGCGGCAGCGTGAAGCGCAAATCGCCGCTCGATTGGCCCAGGAGCGTGTCACCCGCGAGCTGAAAGCTGACCAGCTGACGCCCGCACAGGTGCAAGCGCAAGCAGCTGCTGAACGCGAACGCGCCGCGGCCCGTGCTGCAGCGCAGAAAAAGGCGCTTGAAGATGAGCTGAAGATCCGCAAAGACGCGGAGGAGAAGCTGGCTGATGCCGCGCAGCGTCGCACTGAGGAGCTGGAGGACTTCCGCAAACAATCAATTCGTCGCGCGGCCGAACTGGAGCGCGAGCTAGGCGACCAGCGCCTGCAGCTGGAGCGCAGCATCGCCGAGACGCGCCGGAACATTGCAGCGCAGGAGCAGGATGCAGCCTTTGAGGCTGAGCGCCAGCGCCGCCGTGCGATGGGCCTCGGGACTGAAGCAATCGACGCAGCGCAGGAGCTGGCTGAGATCTCACGCCGCTACAGCGAGCAGCGGATCCAGAACGAACAGAGTGCAACGGATCGCACCGTTGCGCTGCAGCGCCAGCTTGAAGATTTCAAGCTCAGCATTGCCGATGGCATCGGCAAGATTCAGGAGGGCTACGCCAGGTCCGTTAGCAACATCCTGCAGGACGCAGGCGACAAGCTCGCGGCCAAGATGGTCGGCGGTGCTCAGGTTGCTGCTGGTGCGCTTGGCGGTGCACTACCGGCCAGTGGTGGGCTCGGCCCCTCCACGCTGCGCAGCGGTGCGGTGCGTGGCGGCAGCCTGAACGTTGGCACGCTGGTGGGCTTGGCCAGGGCTGCGGGCTTCAACGATCGCGACGCGCGGATCATGGCAGCGATCGCCATGGCCGAATCCGGCGGCAGCAGCACGGCATTCAACGGCAACGCCGCCACCGGCGACAAGAGCTATGGGCTCTGGCAGATCAACATGCTTGGTGGCATGGGTCCAGAGCGGCGGCGTCAGTTCGGCATCGGCAGCAACTCGGCGCTGTTCGATCCCGCCACCAACGCCATGGCCGCGCGGCAGATCTATCAGTCGCAGGGGTTTGGCGCCTGGTCGGTGTTTCGTTCCGGCGCTTACAAACAATTCCTGCCTGGCGCGGTGGCTGCGCAGCCGATGGCCGGCGTTGGTGCTGCTCCGTCTGGCTTCAACAGCTCTGGGCTGATGAGCGGACTCCAGCGAGCCGGTGGGCAGCTCACTGGCGCAATTGGAACGGAGCGTGCGGTAAAAGACCAAGAGGCGTTCAACCGGCTTTACGGCGACTATCTCAGCAAGTTTGGCGTCTACAAGCAGGATCTTGATGGCGTCACCCGCAGCGCCAAGCAGCAGCTGGACGATCAACAGCGGATCTACGAGCTGGTCCGTGGCGGCCTTTCGCCTGAGCTCGCGCGGCAGCGTGTCGATGCCGAAAACACTGCCAAGGCTGAGGTTGAGCGCCTGCAGGCACTGGAAGCGCAGCTCAACAAGGAGCTGCAGCGCACGGATCTCACTGAGCAGCAGCGTGCACAGCTGAAAGATCTGCGAGCAGAGGTGATCGCTCGTCAGCTGAACGAACAAGGCATTCTCGACACGATCAACCAGCAAAACCAGAGCCTGGAGCAGCTGCAGGAGGCATATGAGCGCAATCGCCAGCTGGCGGAAGGCGTAGCCAACGCGATCGGCAACGGTCTCGGGCAGGCGGTCGATCTGCTGATCGAGGGCACCGACAACTGGGGCAACAGCCTCAAGCAGATCGCGTCTGGAGTGCTGAAGGACATCGCGCGGCAGATTGCGCAGATCATGGTCATTCAGCCGATCGTGAAAGGCATCACTGGGCTGTTCGGCTTCGCCGACGGCGGCATCATGACGGCCGACGGCCCGCTGCCCCTGCGCAAATACGCTGGCGGCGGCATCGCCAACAGCCCGCAGCTGGCCATGTTTGGCGAAGGCTCGATGCCTGAGGCTTACGTGCCGCTGCCCGATGGCCGTCGCATCCCAGTCAAAATGCAAGGCGGTGGTGGAGGCACGAACGTGGTGGTCAACGTGGATGCAAAGGGCACCAGCGTTCAAGGTGACGAAACCAACGGCGCAGCTCTGGGGCGCGTCATCGCCGGCGCGGTGCAGGCAGAATTGATCAAGCAGAAACGGCCCGGTGGCCTGCTGGCGGCATAACTCATGGCAAGCCTGTCCTTCACCTACACCCCGAGCTATTCGGCAGTTGAGACAAGCAAGCCGTCAACGCGCGTTGTGCGTTTCGGTGACGGCTACGAGCAGCGGCTGAGCTTTGGGCTGAAAACCGATTTCAAGACGTGGCAGCTGCAGTTTGACAATCGGTCGGACGACGAAACTGCGCAGATCAAAGGCTTTCTGGAAGCACGTCGCGGCGTCGATGCGTTCACCTGGACTAACCCCTACGGCGGCATTTCGTTCTACGTGTGCGAAGAATGGCGCGTCGATCACGCTGGCTGCAATCGCAACAACATTCAGGCAACCTTTCGTGAAGTGATCGCGCTCTGATGGCCACCATTGTTCCCGAGCTTCAGTCGCTTGCGCCGTCGGCGATCATCGAGCTGTTTGAGCTTCGCACCGACCTGCGCCTGCACGGCGCAACCGAAACCTATCGTTTCCACTCGGGCGTCAATCAACGTTTCTCGCGTGGCGACATCATCTGGGCAGGCAATCGTTACCAGCAGTTCCCGATCGAAGCGGAGGGATTTGAGTACAACGGCCAACAGTTGCCCCGACCCAAGCTGCGCGTCAGCAACCTGTTCAGCGTAATCACCTCTGTCCTGCTCAACGTCAACGAAGTTACGCCCGGCAACGACCTGATCGGCGCAAAAGTTATCCGCATCCGCACGTGCGCTAGGTATCTCGATGCCGTCAACTTTGAGGGAAATCAGAATCCCTACGGCAGCCCAGATCCAACGGCTGAAGCCCCGCGCGAGGTTTACTTCATCGACCGCAAGGTTGCAGAAAACCGCGACTACATCGAGTTTGAGCTGGCCGCGGCAATCGACCTGATGAACGTGAAGCTGCCTGGCCGGCAGTGCATAAGCAGCGTCTGCCAATGGGTCTACCGCTCGCCAGAATGCGGATACACGGGTGCCGCCGTCTTTGATGAGAACGACAACCCGGCGAACCTTGTCACTGCGCCAAACTTCGCCGCTGCGGCCAGTCAGCTGACAGCTGGACAGGGCCTTGGTCCCAACCAGTTTTTGGTGTCCCCGAACGGTTGGTACAAGGTGATCATGCAGACCGACGGAAACCTGGTCGTCTTCAACAAAGCGCTTAAGGCCGTCTGGAACACGCTCACCTATGGAAAAGGGCTTTCTAATTTCATCTTCCAGGCAGATGGAAACCTTGTCATCTATGACGCCTTCAACCGTCCAACCTGGAACTCAAACACACAGAACCAGGCGACGATTTCTAGCCTCGATTTTACAAAGCTAGTTCCCGACTCCTACCCGGGTGGAGACAGTGGGAGCATCACATGGACGCCACCGCCAAACTTCACCGCTCAAGCGTCCACAGCATCGTCTACTGGCTCTGGCTTCCAGCTCTATCCCGGCGAGTCGCTGACATCCGCGAACCTTTGGTATCGGCTGCTAATGCAGCGAGATGGAAACC